TTATTAGATACCTTAACGCTCTAGAACGAGGTTCGGAAAACGCTCCTTTACCGTTATCAGACCTTGATTTCCCAGGTCGAGCGGCTTATGAAAGGGCTCTTTCAGAGGGAGAAATAATTTACAACATGGACCTCCCTAGAGTCTTGAGCGTTACCGGATTTGACTTTTTAAATACGGAGACGCTCCCAGAAAAGATTGCGGACATTCCTGAAAATAAAATAGGGAGCATGTCTTTCCCTGATTTAGTTGCTGAAGCAACCAAGCGCAACCCAATGGCTCAAGTTCAAAGAAGGGTGGCTCAAGAAGTAAGCTCGGAAGCCAAGCGTCGTGATTCACAGGGCTTAGGAGGATTGTTTGGCCAGGTGGAGCGAGCAAACATGGTACCAATAGAGGCAAAAATAGGCCCTAAATCAGGAGCAGAAAAAGTCCTTACACCGGTTGGTCAGAACCAGGTTTCCTGGTATCGACTAAAAACACCGGGCTCTTTAGACATAGAAAGTGCTTTGATGAATAACTCTATAAAAGGCTATGGACGATTTGATGGGTATAGTGACACTGGCGGCGGTATAACAGAATTCAGGAGTGGCGATACGCAAGTGTTTTCTTTGAGGGATTCAAATGGGAATCCGATTATAACAACGGATGTTAAAATGGACGCACCTGGCGGTCCAAAGGTTATAGATGCTCGGACTTATGGAAACAAGGTGATCCGTAACGAATATTTGAATGAGTTGTTTCAACTTTATGATGAATTAAACATTGATGCGACGAACCCTAGTGCCACGGGTTATGTAACTGGGGTAGATGCCTTTAACGACAGGTATGCAAATTATATAGAAAGGAGTTCTACGACCGACGCTTTATTACCAGAGATCGAAGCACTTAGACAAAGAAGCGCACAACGAACAGGTCGAACCAGGGGTGAGGCGATAGAGAATAACCCCAACATATTGGGGGTAAACCAACGCAATAATCCGTATGACCCGGAGAATAATTAATGGCTAACGGTAACGAAGGCGTAACATCAATGGTTGAGCGGCTCACGGGCGATGCACCGGTAGAGCTGACCATTGAAGAGCAGGTAGAGATAGCTGTTCCTGGGGCGTTGGGAAATGCACCAAGAGAGGGCCTGGACATTGAAATCGAAGAGACAGAAGACGGTGGGGTCATAGTTGACTTTGATCCTGGCGCTGATTCTGTGGATGAAAGCGACTTCAACAGGAACCTGGCGGACGAAATGGACATGGGCCAGCTTGGCGCTGTGGCCAATGATCTGTTGGGGGAGTACGACTCTAACAAAGCTTCTCGTCAGGACTGGGAGGATGCCTATTCCAAAGGCTTGGAAATGCTAGGCTTTAACTACCAAGAGAGGTCCGAGCCCTTCAGAGGCGCTACAGGCGTTACACACCCGCTTTTAGCCGAAGCGGCCACACAGTTTCAAGCGCAAGCCTTTAATGAAATGTTGCCGCCCTCTGGGCCTGTAAGAACCACTGTGATGGGTGACATCACTAAGGACAAAGAATCGCAGGCTCGCCGCGTTAAAGAGTTTATGAACTACTACATCACCAATGTGATGGAGGAATACACCCCAGAATTCGATCAAATGTTGTTCTATTTGCCCTTGGCCGGATCAACATTCAAGAAAGTTTACTTTGATTCCGCCCTTGATCGGGTAGTGAGTAGCTTTGTACCGGCGGAAAACCTGGTTGTTCCGTATAACACGAGCAGTCTGGAGACTTGCCCGTGCATAACCAACGTTATTTCGATGCCTTTGAATCAGCTCCGCAAGCTTCAAGTGTCGGGTTTCTACTTGGATGTCCCTGTTTCCGCCATGCAGCCGGACCAGAACGAAATTGCGGAGGAGATTAACCGGATTCAGGGAGAGCAGCCGTCAAATATTGACTATGACACCACGATTTTGGAGTTTCATGCCGAATTAGACCTTCCGGGCTTCGAAGATAAGGGCGAAGATGGCGAAGAAACCGGCATAAAACTGCCGTATATCGTGACTGTGGCCGAAGATACGGGCCAAGTCCTGTCTATTCGCCGAAATTACGCGGAAGACGACGAAAATAAGGCAAAAATCCAGTATTTTGTGCATTACAAGTTTCTTCCTGGCCTTGGTTTCTACGGTTTGGGCCTGATTCACACGATTGGGGGCCTTTCCAGGACCGCCACAGCCGCTCTGAGGCAGTTAATTGACGCAGGCACCCTGTCTAACCTCCCTGCTGGCTTTAAGGCCAGAGGGCTTCGTATAGCCGAGGACAGCGAACCGCTACAACCGGGTGAATTCCGTGATGTAGACGCTCCTGGCGGCGCAATCCGTGAAAGTTTGTTGCCTTTACCGTTTAAAGGCCCGGATACCACGCTTTTTCAACTTTTGGGCTTTGTGGTAGACGCTGGAAGGCGTTTTGCAACCATAACGGACATGAAAGTAGGTGAGGGTAACCAGAATGCTGCGGTGGGCACCACAGTAGCGCTCCTGGAGCAGGGTAGTCGAGTCATGAGTGCGGTTCATAAGCGTATGCACTATGCAATGCGCCAAGAATTCAAGCTAATGGCACGAGTTATGCACGAATCTTTACCGCAAGAGTACCCGTTCTCGGTAGAAGGCGGTGACCAAGCGGTTATGGCGTCGGATTTTGATGATCGTGTGGATGTTATACCGGTATCCAATCCAAACGTTTTTTCGCAAGCGCAGCGAATTGCCCTGGCTCAGTCGCAGTTACAGCTCGCTACACAAGCTCCTCAGATACACAATTTGCATGAAGCATATCGTCGCATGTATGACGCTTTGGGTGTTAAAGACGTTGATAAGATACTTAACGTCGATAGCTCTAATGAGCCTGTTCCCAAAGACCCGGCACAAGAAAACATCGACGTCCTGGACAACATTCGGCTCAAGGCTTTTGATGGGCAGAATCATGACGCTCACATCATGTCGCACCTGCTATTCAGTGCTTCGCCAATAGCTGCACAGAACCCAGTGGTCCTGACAGCTCTTCAGAAGCACGTGACGGAGCATGTGAAGATCAAGGCAGAAGAGACGGCTATGGTCATGTTTTTGCAGCAGAACGGCCAACAAACACCTACAGACGACCAGATGCTACAGATAGAGGGTATGGTAGCTCAAGTCGTGGCCCAGGAGCTTCAAAACTTGAGGCAGATGAGCATAGGTATTGCAGGTCAATCGCAGCCTAAACAGGAAGGCCCTGATCCGTTGATTGCTCTAAAACAGCAGGAGCTTCAGTTAAAGGCTCAGGCGGAACAGAACGACACTAGTTTAGACCAAGCTAAGCTGGGTCTGGAGCAAGCGAAAGTTCAAGAGAGAGCTAGACAATTTGATGAGCGGCTGGCGAGTCAAGAGGCTCAAACAGTTGCTAGGTTAGACGCTCAGGCGCAGCGTGAGCTGCTGAGATTAAGAAATAACCGAGGAGGTTAGTATGAGTTCTGTAAAAATCATGGGTGGACCAATCAAAGAACCACCAAAACCTACGAAATATGCTGACATCGAGGGTCAAGGTCGCATACCATATGCAACTTTAAAAGATGAGAAGACCCCAAACATAGCAAAAGCAAAGATCACCAAGGGCAAGCGCCGTGGTATGGGTGCTGCATTGCGTGGTGCTGAATTCACTAATGCGTAGGTGACGATATGCCTTTGATGCGTGGGTCTAGTCAGAAGACCATCAGTTCTAACATTGGCAAGCTTAAAGACGAGGGCTACCCCCAGAAACAGGCGGTGGCCATTGCTTTAAACTCGGCAGGTAGGTCGAAGCCAAAAGAAATGAGTAGGGGCGGTGCTGCTTTGAAAGGCTACAGCCCAATTGCTATTAGACCGCAACGTTTCCAAGGAGTTTTTTAATGAGATATGCGATATTGTCCATATTTGTGCTTTTGAGTAGTTGCACTTCTGTACAACAAGTCATTGATAACAAAGAACTTTATTGCTCTCAATTTTATAAAGGCGTCCGAGCCGTCGGGCGTAGTGCCTTGTCAGCTACAACAGGTGTAGTTGTCCCAGATGTATGCGATACTATCGATGAGATTGTCGCGGAAGAAGACGCTGATAGCTGATCTCCGATTACTTATACAACTGGTGCTGTTGTTTAAATGAAGTTAGGCGGATTACTTAAATCTTTAGCTCCCACCATTGCACAGGCGGCTGGCGGTCCGATGGCCGGTATGGCCGTCAAGATGGCGGCTAAGAAAATAGGTCTTCCTGACACGGCTACGGCCAACGAAATAGAAGACCTTATTGAGCGCGAGCCGGAAAAAGCGCCTCTCCTGAAGCAAGCAGACAAAGATTTTTCCCAGAGCATTCGTGCTATGGAGATTGACCTGGAGTCGTTTAAGACTGAGGTCGCGGACAGAAAAGACGCCCGAGCTAAGTTTTCTACGGACTGGACACCGAAGATATTTAGCATCTTAGCTTTGGCTTTGTATGGTACCTACGTCATGGCGGTGACCATCATGCCGCATGACCAGAATGATGAGACCATCATATCTCTAGTATTGGGCCAGTTATCGGGGATATTAGGCACAGCAGCCGCTTTTTTTTATGGCGGTTCGAGCAATAAAAAATAATGGAAAAGCTGATAGAAATGCTCAAGCGCCACGAGGGCGAGGTTAAGACTAATGGTCGCCACGTGGCATATAAATGCCCTGCTGGTTACTGGACACTTGGAATAGGGAGAAATATCGACCCTGAAAACGGCATTGGTTTGTCTGAAGAAGAGGTCAATTTCCTGTTACAGAACGATTTAGATCGTTGTGAAGCAGAGCTTAATGCGGAATATGTCTGGTTTAGAACCTTGGAAGGGGCTCGTAGAGACGCTATTTTGGACATTTTCTTTAACCTTGGGGCAACTCGTTTCCGAGGGTTCAAGAACGCCATAGCGGCTATGACTGAGCAGGATTATGACAAAGCCGCCGTAGAGTTCATGGATTCCAGGTGGGCCAAACAGGTTGGTGGTCGAGCTTTAGAGCTTACCGACATGATTAAGGCGGGTAGCTATGTTTGAGTACGCTGCTACCGTGGTCAAAATTGTAGATGGAGACACCGTTGATGTTCTGGTGGACCTTGGCTTTGATACTTTTGTGGGTGGTAAGCGTGGGCGTATTCGCCTTTACGGAATTGACGCACCCGAATCTAGGACCCGAGATAAGGAAGAGAAGAAATACGGGCTCTTGGCGAAGAAATTTGTAGAAGAATTTATGCCTGTTGGCACCGAGGTAACGCTCAGAACCTATAAGGACAAAGGCGGCAAGTACGGACGCTATATGGGCGATTTTAAGCGTCATGACAAATGGCTTTGTGAAGAGTTGGTTAAAAACCACCTAGCCGTTGAATACTTTGGTCAGAGCAAAATCCTTATTCAACAGGCGCATTTAAGAAATCGTGCTTTATGTGACGAAAGTTCGATCCCACCTGTTGCAGAATACGAGGACCGATTATAAGATTCGCTACGATTTTATCATATGGAGACAGCATGGATGATCTAGTCGTAGTACAATTTATCCAAAAGAAACTAAAAGAACGTAAGTCTTTAGTTTTGGATATTTTAGAAAACAACGGCGTCACCTCTTTAGAAGCCTACAAGCAACTTATGGGGGAGTTAGACGCTTTAAATTACATAGCACAGGAACTCTCGGGCCTGCTAGAACAACAGGAGCGCATGAATGATTGAAGTGCCAGGTTATTTGGCGGATCAGCTAGATAAAGAAGCTGCTGAAGCTAAAAAGAAAGAAGAAGACGTTTCACGTGAAACCTTTGAAGAAGGGGGCGTAGATGATCTCTACGTTGAGCCCGCGGAACGTGTGTTAGACCCCTCCAAGGCAGACGCCTCTCTTTTAGAGCGCATGCCCGACCCAACAGGCTGGCGCATGTTGATACTTCCCTATCGGGGAAAGGCTCAAACAGAGGGTGGCATTTACATTCCTGAGAAAGTTTTAGAAGACGGTCAAATACAGACCGTAGTCGGATATGTCTTAAAGCAAGGTCCTTTGGCGTACAAAGACACGGAAAAGTTTCCAGAGGGCCCCTGGTGCCAGGAAAAAGATTGGGTGATTTTTGCTCGATACGCTGGCTCTAGGTTTCGCATAGACGGTGGAGAAGTCCGCATCCTTAACGATGACGAGATTCTAGCCACTATATCTG